AGCAGGCATTTGAGCAGTAGTAAGCGTTGTTGCTCCGCTTGTTCCTACTGTGCCACTAACCGCTCGACTTGCAAAAGCTGTAGTAAATGTTACTGAACCGCCTGTTCCGCCACCTGTCCCAGAAACAACCCTTAATGCTTTGTTGTTTTGAGTAGTAACTTGTGTCCAGCCAGTAGGAGCGGCAGCTTGATAAAATAATACAACTGTACCTGCTGGAATAGGTGAATTTGCTAATACAAAAGCAGTTGTCGCTAATGCAGTTGTACTATTGCCAAAAGACTGAGTTGTACCAATAGACCCTGTTGGCAATGTTGGTGTGCCAGTAAAAGTAGGAGAAGCTAGGTCTGCCTTTGTTGTATCTAGGTCTACAAAGTTAGCATTGATGTCTATCAATGAATTTGCTCCTGTTTCGTTTGATGTTAAAGTTACGATTGCCATATATTAAGGTCTGTTTACGTTAGTAATTCTATTTGTGTCCATCCACGGTGTTGCTAATTGCCAAGGTAATGTTGAGTCTGCCCAAAGATAACCTGAATAAGATTTTGTAATGTTATCTATTACTGAACCTGTAGAGTCCCAAGTATGAGTTTCTGTAGCCCAAGTGTTTAAATCAGTAGCCCAAGTTTCCCCAATATTTATCTTTGTTTGGTTGGCTATGCTAGAGTTTGGTTTTGATACATTTACTATTGCCATTATCGGTTATTTTCCATACTTGGTGTAAGACGACCCTTACTATCGGTATTTCTACTTGCGAAATAATCAGAAATCTTTTGTTCTTCTTTTTGTAATTCCACACTTAAAGTTTGTATGTTATCCAACCCTAGAGTTACTGCACAATCATAGGCACTAGCGATAATAAATCCTCTGTGCAAGTCGTTTGATACACCAGGCTCTTTAGTCGTGTCTGTTGCTAGGAAGTAGCTAGGTGTTCTTTGGAAATAGTAAATAAGCCCTGCGGTGACATTTGCACTAGGCTTTGGATATAATCTAACAACATTGTCAGCAATTAAGTCGTATTCTTCGGGTGTTCCTGCTGTTGGTTTGTAAGCACCAAGACCACTCGCAATTTCTCTTTGGTCTATTTTTTTGAGTTGTTTATAGTTACCATCACTATCCAAAATATCAATACGAGTAATGTTTGTTATACGATTTCCTTGTTCGTCAGTTAAAAATGAATAGTCGGACTGATTAGCAACTAAATTAGTTGTTCCTATTGGGAGTTTAGTATGGTTAGTATCGTCTAATTGGAATTGTCTATCTTTCCATTTTCCAAAGGTAAATATTTTATTGAGCCAGTTGTTACAAGAATTAACTACTTTTTGTGTAGACCATTGATTAGAGTTAACACGAGCAAAATCTCTTGTTTGTTCTAATATCCCTGAATTATTTGTTGTGTCGCTAAATACTGTCAATTTGTTTTATATATTACTTGATAATATGCACATCTTTAGCCCCATAAAGGGCTAAAGTGTACTCACTATGAAGTCGCAAATGCTGTTGCTGGTGTACCACCTGTCATTACCATACCTGTAACTTCCCATAGGGTGTCAGTAAGTTTAGTAAATCGAACTGCTGTACCTTTAATACCACCAAGTGCGTTTGAAGCTGCTGCTGTCATATTTAAAGCAATATGTGTTGAACCATTTGCTGTAAATTTTGCCATAGCGTTTGAACTGTCAGTATCAACTGATGTGTAACCACCAGTCAATAATTCTGTACCTGCACCTGTGATAATTTTGTAAGCGTTTGTTGTAACTGATGTAGTTGCAACAAAATCAAATGTTGTACCAACTGCACAAGCTGCTGGAAGTGTGAAAACAATACCTGCTGCTCTGTCCAAAAGGACAAGTGAACCTGAATCAGTTTCACTCAAGGAGGCAGTTGCTCCGCTTCCAGAAATGATATTCTTTTTTGCACGAACTTTGTCTACAACGATGTCTGTTCCTCTTAATTGCATATATTTCTGTGGCTCTTTCGAGCTATATTAACTATTAAATTCCACTATTGTTGATTTTTAATTTCCCTTCAACTGGGTCTGGTGCGTTTTTAAGTTCCTTTAATTTTGTTATTAGTCCTTTTACCACAGCACCATTTACTATATGGTCGTCTTTCTTTTCAGCCCACTTAGTTGGATTCTTATATGCGTAACCATTTAAAGTTTTTGCATAAGCAATTTGAGCGTTGCTTGCTCCTTCTGGTAGTTTTACCACTAACGGTAATTCTGTTGGTCGGAGTAGCATAGGGTCATTTACTTGAATCTCTTGCTCATTACTTTCAACTACTGGGACTGTTTCTAAAACTTCTTCTATTGTTTTTGTATCTTTTTTCAACATAAAGTATATTTTTATCCTAATGTAGGAGATTCAGAAGCGGTCGGCGAGAACAGCTCCTGAACCCCCAACACTAGGGGGATTAATAAACTATGCGATAGTGATGTCAACAATCAAACCTGCTTTTTGAGCCCATAGTTTAAAGCCTACTAGACAGTAAACTACGATTTCTTTACCAGTTTTTAGAGTAACAGACTTTTCTTCATACTGCATTCCACGAGGTGAAGCGTATGTAGCAACTTTGTTTACTCCGAATACACGGTGTCCTGCATTTGTAACTGTTGTTGTACCGATTGTAGCATCAACGAATGTACCAGAACGAACTACATAAATGTCTGTACCAAACCAGTTTGTTACCAAACCGTTTTTTAGCACTGCATCTGCCATTGAAAATCCGTTTGTTGCTCCTGCTACCAAGAATCCAACCAAATCTGTGTTTTCAATAACTAGGAATGTACCATAAGTAGTTTCATAACCTGCAACTTTAGAGTTTAGGTTAGCCATTATAGTGTTTACGTTCGCTGCTGTTGTAAATCCGCCTGCTGGTGTTGTGTATGTACCAGTACCATCTTCACATAGGTTGTTTAGAACAAACTTATCAACTCCGTATGCTACAGAGTACATAAGGTTATCCAAACGAGATGCTGCGATATCAAATACTGCAAAGAAATCTTCGTGTGCAAAAACGTGTTCTGCAAAGATAACTTCATCTGTAACTGTTAGGGCATCATCTGTAACTGTCCAAGCTGTAACTGTATATGTTCCTGCAACTGCTTGTACTGTAGCTGTAGGTTGGTTTCCGTATGGGTTCTGAATGCGTTTTGCGTCAGAATTATCTACCATACAGATTTTTTCGCAAACTAGTGCGTTTCTCAAAACTATTTCGTATTGAGATTGGAAATACTTATCTCGATTTCCATAAGTGGACATTGTACTCATTTTTTTTATAATATGTTAGGGAATAAATCCCGCCGATACTATTGTCGCTTACCGCCTCTCTTCGCCCAGAACACTCTTTCCGCTTCGTCACTACCCTTTTCAGGGATAATACCTTTTTTCATATTAGATAGTAATATTTCATCGGAAACCTTTGAGACATTACGTCTTGAATTACCAGTATTAGTTACTTCGGCTGTTTTTCTGAACTCTGATTTATCAGCTAGAATAGCTTTAACAGCACTTGTTTTCAATGCTTCTGAGACAGGTATCTTTTTAAAAGTTGCATATTCTACAACATCATCAATATCTTCTTCAGACACATTTGCTTTCATAAGTGCAAATAAATCCTTTGAATTAAGATTACTAGATTGAGTTTCTGTTTTCAATTCTCTCGTCTTAGTAGCCTTATCTTTCCAATGATTTTTTTGAGCTTTCAATGTTGCGTTCTCTTTTAGGATAGCTTCAACATCTACTTCCTCTGCCTCTTCCAAGTTGGTATCAAGGTCTTGGTCTTGGTTGTCAGTTGTCTCTGTATCATTTTCGTGAGTGATAACCTCGTCTTCATTTTGTTCCATAGTTTTGTCTAGGTTAGTCATTTTATAGACTTTAGTGTCTTTATATTATTAATTATATGCTTTTAAAAATAGTTGTAAACTATTTAGCACTATCTTTTTGTAAACGCTTTACTGTTTGTTCCAAAGTTTCTGTTTTTTGTCCTGCAATACTCTTGAGTGTCAATAAACTTGTTTCAATAGCTTTCATATACAAGTTTCTTGCTATCAATCCTACCTGTAATGGGTCAGCAGACAAGCTCATAAATGTTGCTATCTCTACTTTTTCTCCATCAGGATTAGCTAATAGATTAAATGCTTTTGTAAACATATCAAGTACAAGTTTCTTTGATTCTACCGCTTGGTATATAGTGTCTCTACTAGCCCCGAACACTTGTGTTTCTGCACCAAGCCAAAAGTCAGACAGTTGCCCAACTGGTGTATCATAGTTGTTCAATCCGTAAACTTTCTTTCTAAATACCTCTACTGTTTCAGGGTTAGAGAAGGTTGATTTAATGCTCTCTTTTTCTTGCCCTGTGATATCAATACCAAAAAACAGTTTCCTGATAGCAATTAAAAGCTCTTCATTCTCTGAAAAGTGAGCCTTAATAATCGAGATTTCTTTCCCCGAATACATTAACTTTTGTTCTTTTGTTTCTTCTGCCATAAATTATATTGTTTAAACATCAACGCCGACTGTTGATTACTTCTTTTTCTTATCCACACACATATTCGCTGGTTTCTTAGATACTTTCGCTTTTATCTTCTTTATGATTTTTTTCATATTGTTATTGACTAACTGTTAATTCTCCAACTCCAGTACCGACACTACCCGCCATAGGGTTTACTGGTTTTTGAGGTTGATTATTGTCTGCAAGCTCTACTGGGCTTACTGTTCCTGTTTTCATTAATATCTTATTAAATAACAACTTGACTTCAGGACTCATAGGTTGTCCGTTTAATCCTGCTACTGTTTGAAATACTGTTGCGAGTGTAGCCATATCTGATTGATTGTCTTTTTGCTCGCCTGTAATGTCTATTTCTAGCTCCCACTCCAAGTCTTTAAATAGAGTTTTCCAAGTCATATCACTTACTTCGTCTGGTTTAAAGAACCTTTGTGTGCCTTGCTCGTTTAGTTCTTTCTTGACACCAGAAATTTCATCTTGTCTCATCTGTTCGTCTATTTGTGGTGTATTACCTGTCGTTAGTATGTGGTCTATAATCTTTTTTGCAAACCTTTCGTTCCCTTTTATATTTGCGTACTTGCTATCAATTCTTTCTAGGTTATATCCTTCAAGGGTCGCAGATATTTCTTTTGAATTATCCATTTTTTTCTTCACAAAAGGTATAACATAAGTTTTCAGCATTTCTTCCAAAGCCAAACCTTTATTTTCTGTCATTAATTCAAACAAAGAGTGGGATTCTTGTAGTAATGCTTCAACTTGTCGCCAAGCTGTTCCACTAGGAGCATTATTCCCCATCATAGACTCTGATATACCTGTAATCTCATTACCGAGGTTCTTCCATTGTTGCCCAAAGTTCTGCAAAGCAGTTATGTCGTGTGAATTATTTGCAAGTTGTGTTAAAGGTTGGTTAGGAGCGTGTATCATAATATCCCCACTCTCAATAGCACTTAACGCATTTTGCCCTATAAAATTACCGTCAGATGTTTGGAATATTAGTTTACTTGAAAGGTCGAGTTGGTCTTTAATTTGTTTAGCCGTGTGGTTGACCATCCATTGTGATTCAAATAATGTTTTTACAGAACCATCTAGTGAGATAGAGCCATCTGTCGCAGGTAGTAAAGACGTAAGCATATATGGGTCTTTTTCTTCTTTGCCTTTGTATAGAGTGTACTCATTGTACTCACTGTCAGCTTTTTTATTAGCCATAAAAGACAAGACGTGCATTTGCTGGCAATATTTATCTTCATCTTCTTCGTTGCCTGTCAAAAAAGACACAGGGAATAGTCCGTGTACCTCATACAATTTATAAAAGTTATTTTTGTTGTCTTTCTTTTGTTTATTAGTTAGCTCACGAGCCTTGTGTGATTCTACCAAGTCTTTGACGAGCTTGCTATCGTACCCTTTCTCGTACAGCTCACCTTCAGTAAGTTCTAAAATCTCAATCTTTGGGTTGTTCTTAAAGTTTACTTGGTCGCAAATTAATCTTGACCAAGGAACAACAGAAGATATAAGCTCGCCATCCTTCTCTACAAACTTAACTACTGTTGAGTTAAAACCAGCTAACTCCATACCCCAAGCGTTTAAAAATACACCAAAGTTATTCTTTCTCATCCAATCTTGTAAGTGTATTGTCGCCAAAAAACTAGCTAGAATATCACTAGACTTTGTTGCTTTTACCCTTATATTCTTTCTGTCCAAGTCGGTTGCTCTATACCAAATATTTCTTGAGGCAATAACTATGTTAAAGAAAGGTTTTTCTCTGCCTAAAGAGTCGGTACTCCCAGATATATGCTTACTTTCAAGATAAGCATATACTTTATTGATATCTTCATATAAGTCGGTTCTCACATACTTTGAAGTTAAAGTGCCAGTACCAGAGGTAAAGTCTTTTTCTAACTTTCGCACTATTACACCGAGAGAATCGTTATTGCGTATCATTTATTAGTTTTTTGTTGTGATAATAGTAAAGTCTAGAGTTCCACCAACTGTGAAAAACAGACCTGTATAGAATGCAATAGGTGCTGGGAATGTGTATACACCAGAACCTGCTGGAAATGTATAGGTATTGACAATAACAGTTCCTGTTGCTGTCAAAGAGTCCCATAGTTTCATTGTTCCTGAAGTGTGAGAATTAACAATAACACCGTAAACTGTGCCACCACCTGACACTATGCTCGCTGAAGCTGTACCATTAGTATATTTTGCTGAATCCAATTTTATATATTCCTCGCCGAAGTTTAATTATAATAACTAAATTATAAACTATTTAAAAAACTTGTAAACTATCGAGTGCTACTGTTGGCAAAATCTCTTTTTCTTTTAGCAAATTGGTCTTGCATTTTGCTTTTTACTTGTGCTTGTTGTTCTGATTGGTCTGGTGCTATCTTATTTCTAACCTCAAAATACATACGCATTATAAAACAATCCGAATCGTCAGGACTTCTGCCTAATAAAACTTTAATATCATCTTTGCTGGTTACTTTTCGTTTTTCATCATTCTTTGTTATATCTTGATAAAGTGATAGTTCTTCAATAACTTTCTCCTTATCTTCGCCTTGTGTTCTGCTTGCTATCTTGTGAGTGTTTATATGTTCAGCAAGTACAAAAGTACATTGAGAACGTAAGTTTACATAGTCAGATACGAGTGGTGCTGTCTTGGTATAATGCACATTTGGTAAAGAAACGATTGATTCGTCTGTCTTTATCGGTGCGTATGATGATTTAAAAGGCACAATGCCATCTAAAAGGCTTGAATTACCTATACTTTCTCCTATACCTATGGAATCTACTGTTATTCGTGAATAAGGTATTTTATACTCTTTTGCAAACTCTCTAGCTTTTTGGATAATATCTTCACTTCTAAGACCATAGAATGTTTTACGCCACATCTCTACAAGTCCTTCCCAATAGGAAAACTTTGTAGCGTCTCCTGTCTCTTTATCGCCTCCTACATCAATAATCAAATAGTTGGTAGGCTTATCATCTACCGCATTACTAAATACATCTATGAGAGCCGAGTAGTTAAATAGAGACTTCTGTGTATCTTGATAATCCCAATTACCAAATAAAAGTCTTTGTTTGCTTGCTAAGTCAAGTGTTTGTAAGTTTTCTTTGTAGTATTGAGAAATAAAAGGGTTGTCATCTACAAGTGATTCGATAAATGCCTTTTTATGAGACAAAACGCCATCTCTAAATGGTTTATAAAAGTTATAGTACACATACCCTCTTGATGGGTTACAAGTGCCTAATATCTTAGGTACAATTCCGTACTCATCTAGCTTATAACGAATACGAGATTTTACTATATTCCACGCTTTCTCTACAATCTGATTACATTCATCAATAAAAGCTCCTGTTATTTCAAGCGAGCCAAGTTCATCAAAGTCGGGGTCTGCTGGGTATAAGAATAAGTCTTTGAGTAGTATCTCACTTCCGTTAGAAAACTTAATAACCCCTGCTTGTTGGTTATATATAAAATCTACATCTGCTTTCATTCCTTGCATTTTAGTTACTTCAAAGAGTGAATTTAGTGTAGTTTCCTTTAGTGTCTTACCTTTGCTTCTACCTACTAGCCATCTAGTGCCTGGGTATTTAAGACATTGTTTTACTATCCAATAACAGCCGAGAATAGATTTTCCGCCTCCTGCACCACCTCCGTATATTAGCTCGTTAGTTACCTTGTCTTCTAGGTAATCAAGAGCTTGTGTTTGTTTTATGCTGAGCCTCATTTAAATAAGTCTTTTCTTCGTTCCAGTTAATAGATTTACCTAGAGTAGTTAAGTCAGTTTCTGTTTTCTTTGAATAACCTTTATTCTTTCCTAGTGTTTCAGTTAAATGCTTTGATACATCTACTTGTATTCTTAGTAAGTCAGTCTTTACTTCCCCCTTATCATTCTCTACTTCGTAAGTTAAAGTCTTTGCCAGTTTTTTCTCTGCTTTTGATAACATATCCTTGCGTTCTAAGTCTTCAAGTCGTTCCTTAAACCATCCACGAAGTGTTATGTTCTTTGCACTAGCTTCTTCATACCCTGCTTTTATAGCACTTGCATAGGCATTTGGCATACCAGATGTTATAGTTTCAATATAAAAATCCCAACAAACTTGTTCTCTTGGGTCGCTTGTTGAGCCATTTGCTCCATTAGGATTTGGTTTGTTAGTTTCTTCCATAGTTATATTATACCATATTAAAGTAATTTCTTATAGGCTTGTTCATAGCTTATTAAGTTAGCATAGAGTGAGCTGGATAAGTTTCTTGCACATTCCATTCTTAGCTTTGTTTTCTCATTCCTATCGCTTACAAACTTTATTTGGTGTACATAGGCTTGAAGTTCCATTTTTAATCTAAACTCTGGGTCTTTTATGTAGTTTTCTAGCCAGTATTCTAGTCCATAATGTCTTTGTTGCTCGTGGTGTGTTCTTTCGTGGATAATTAAGTGGTTTGGTAGGTTGTAGTTGCTGTAAATTACTTCATCCCAAGCAAAAATTGTTTTGTCGTCAATATCAAATACCTCTTTAAATCGTTCAATGTGGGGAAATTGTGATTGTTGCCTTATCTCCATATTTATATCCTATATCCTAAAAAGTACCATTCATTTACCTTTATATCATTCATATCGCCCCATTGTGTAAATCCTAATAACGAAAACTTTATATAAGGCATACTAAGAAGATTTGTAGCGTGCCAAGTTCTAATTCCTACTACTATGTTGCTATAAATATTTTTAGTTTCCATATTCTGCCTACCATACACTTCAGGGGCTAATGAGTAGCAAGTAAAGACACTATTCTGCAACTTCCTCTACTGTTTCAACTACTTCCTCTGTAACTTCAGGAGTTAGGAAGTTTGACCTTAGTTTCTTTTATGTCTTTGATTTTTTGAATGTCATTTCTTTCGGTATAGAAAAATGACAAATCTACAACGGGTTTCTTTGTTGAAAAAACCTCCTCTACAGCTTCGTTGAGAGTTTTGTTTTCATTTACTGTATGAAGTTGTACATTGAAATTAAGCATATACGATTGTTTCATCTTCCATATTAGATTTTGGCTGAGTATTTTGTGCTCGACTCGCTAACTCTTGGTTGATAACTTTTATATTATTTTGAGCTTGCTCTAATTTAGCTAACTCATCATAACAAATCGCTTTTAATTCTGTGTCTGAAAAATCTTTTAATGTCTTTTGCATATATATATTATATAGCTTTATTTAAATAAGTAAAGTGTATAACTACTCTTCTTTAGGTTGTAAATACTCCGCCACTTGATACAAAGCACTTTTTAAGAGATTGTGGTCATACTTTCCAATCAAAAGCAATTTTGTATCAGGAGCACAATACTGTTCTATTATTTCTTCTAGGCTTACTACTTGTTGTTCTATTTTCATTGTTCTATATCTTTAGATAATAAATTCGACAAAGTCTTTAATGCTTGATTAAATCCTTTACTGTATGGGGTAAATTCATATTCTTCAGATGATACAATTCTACCCGATTGGTCTTTTTCTTGTTCAATATAAATTGAAGTAATTTTCCTTCGTATCTCCTTTATTGTTTCAGCCTTTGATTGGGATATTTCTTTGTTGATGAATCTTTTTATATCACTTGGAATTGGTGAGCCTAAATCATCAGTCATAGTATCCATTTCTGATTGAAGCCAACTAAACTCATAGTCAAACCTTTCCTCCATTGTAGTACCTAGTGTGTTTGATTGGGGGATAGCTCTAAATTCATTATTTCCACATCTTGTGCATATTTTTATTTCAAAAAAACTATCTTTAGGTGCAAATTCTTGTTTGCATTTTGTACATTGAGCATTCAAACCATCACTTGTTATTTCTCTATGCCAACATTCTTCTTCCTCTACTGATTGGGGGGTGTGGCAAGGACAATCTATTCTTGCGTTTCCAGTAAACAGACTGTGATTTCCCTCACATAAATCGCAACACTTCTTTTCTTCTTTGTTTGTAGTTGATGACATATTCTTATTGATTACTTAATAATAGATTGTAGGTATTCTACTGCTTGATTCCAGCCTTGTGTGAGGTTTATTTCGTGGAAGTGTTTTGCAATATTGAGCCATTGATGATTAAAACCTTTATCTTCATCAAATTGAGTCTCCCACCCACACGCTTTAGATAAGCTATGCCAGAATAGGGGGTCACAAACAATTATTTGAGGTATTTGAGATAAGTTATAGTCTGATGTAAAATATTCATCTTCCCACACACCACCACTTATTGCTTTTTTGATTATGTCTTCCATATTGTCTTATTTACTTTAGATGATAATTAACCTTTAATACTTTGTAAATCTTCTATTGCATCTTTTATTTCTTTTTTAGTGACGGCTGTTTTTGCATTTTCAAGTGAAACTTTAATCATTGAAGCACCCATAAATCCTTCTGGTATTTCTTCATAAAACTTTAGTAATTCACTTACCCTCTCAATTTCTTTTTCTAATGTGTTTTCCATATATATTATCTTCTTAATGGTTAATAATGTTTGATACTATCCTTGCTAACCCCGATTAAGGCGTGTAGATGTCATATCATTACTTCTCTATCCTATCTACGGGAATCGAGAACCTTAATCTGCGGGCTAGGAAAGATACTATCCTTTGAATTATGTACAGAGCGAAGTGGGCAAAGATTTGACTAGTGACGGATTCCCGTGTAAGCTGTTCACTTCTACTAGTATAGTCACTTTGCATGCCTTTCTTGGCTCAGGGCTATGCACAAAACTTTCGTGAGTGCCTACAATCCCTCTTAATGTGCCATAGCGTCTACCTTTTCCGCCACCACTTCGTTCTATACACAATTCTTTTAAAGTACGCTAAACGGCTCTATTACATTCATCACAAATCTTTTTATAATCGCCTGTTGGAATTCCACTTTCTGTCCTATATTCATTGTGGGTATCTTTATGCTCAC